AATTTAACGTCATTTTTGTCAGCTCTAAATTTGCCTACTTCAGACGGGACTGACGGGCAAGCTATGGTCACCAATGGGTCTGGAACATTAAGTTTTGCAGATAGCGGTAAATCGTTTGGCACACCAGCAAATCTAACGCCAGCGCAAGGAGCAACATCCGTTAGCTTGACTCCAACACTTACTGCATCGGCTTATGTAAATCTTGACGGCAAAGGAATGGCGGCAGCACAGTGGCAAATATCTACTGCTGCTGATTTTAGCAGCACTGTATTAAGCACTGGTGATGTAGCAGGTACGTCTACTTCTTATACGGTCGGCTCATCCGATTCTCTTGCGCCATCGACTCTACATTACTGGCGTGTGCGCTATAAAGACTCCGATGGTAATTATACTGATTACAGCACTGCGACATCCTTCACATCTGGCTTACCGATTGGTCAGCAGGCTTTCACTTCGGCAGGCAGTTTCAGTTGGACTGCTCCGTCGGGTGTTAGTTCTGTTTCAGTTGTAGTAGTTGGTGCTGGGGGATCTGGTATGAAACAGCACGATTCTCAAGGAGGCGGAGGCGGTGCTTTGGCTTACAAAAATAACATATCAGTCACGCCTGGGCAGAGCTATACGGTTGTTGTCGGTGCGGGCGGGGGCAGAAGGACATCGAATGGGCAAACTGGGCAAAATGGTGGTGATAGCTATTTTATAAATACAAGCACTGTCTATGCTCAAGGAGGCCGTGGAGGACAACAAAACAGCACAACCAGAACCAGCGGCAGAGTAGGTGATGGAGGTGGCGAAGGCGGCGCATCAACGACGAACAGAGGTGGTGCTTGTGGAGCAGCAGGCTACAGTGGAAACGGAGGTGACTCGGCGTACAGCAATCAGCAACCATCAGCGGCTCCGAGTGGCGGTGGTGGTAGTGCTGCCTATAACTTTGACTCTCCTGGATCACACGGAGGAGGCGGTGTTGGGATATTAGGTGAGGGATCGTCAGGGGCGCAAGCAGGAACTGAAAATTCAACAGGCAACGGCAAAGGCGGCAGCGGCGGTGAAGATGGCGGCTTTGCAGTAAACAACGGAAGTTATTTTGACACAAACACACACGGCACTGGTGGTAATTACGGAGGCGGTGGCGGCAGAGGAACTTCTAATAGTGATGATGTCGATGGCGGAGCAGGAGGTGTTGGTGCTGTGCGGATAATTTGGGGAACTGGGCGATCATTTCCTTCAACTAATACGGCGGATCAATAATGTATTTAGTAAAAATTGAAGATGGTGCAGCAGTTACCTTTCCAATTCCAGAGCAGAATGTTCGTGATTGTGAGCCTATGTTTCACGGTCAAATGATAACTCCTGAACTTGCTGGACAATATGGATACGGTATCTATGAAGCGGGGGTCAAACCGAATCCAGAAAAATACAAAAGGATTGAGCCTGGTGAGATTACTCAGAGAGATGACATGATATGGGTGCAGCAATGGAATACACGAGATGCAACTGATGATGAAAAAGCAGAAGAGGACGCAGATCAGGCTTGTATAGTCCGTGGTGAAAGAGATTGGCTCTTGGTTACGATTATAGATCGTTTAAGCCCTATTCGTTGGGCTACTTTTACAAGCGAGCAACAGACGGCAATGACAAATTATCGTCAACAGTTGCTCGATGTTCCCGCGCAAGAAGGTTTTCCGTGGAACGTAACTTGGCCTGAAAAACCGGATGTGTAAATTGAGCAATGAAATTATTAATTGCAGTTTTAACTACGATTGTGTTTGTCATGCCTGTGTTCGCCCAGGATACTACGACGAATATAAATACGACTGCGACTAGCACATCGTCGAGCACTAATACCAACAACAATAACAACACGAATAATACGACCTACACTGGCACGTCTGTAAACACCAATACAAATGATTCGACGATCAACACAACAACAACGTCAGCAAATACGAATGTAAACACGACAGACTACACGGGTCTCATAAACAACATTAACAACAGCACATCTAACAATACGAGCAACAACACCAACACAAACATCAACAACACAATATCAACAAGCAGTGCGACTAACGTAAACACTAACAACACTACTAGCAATACAACATCGAACAGCACTAGCTTTACGACAAGCAATAGCGTCAGTGACATTACGGCGATAAACACCAACAACAATGTGAACAACAGCCAGAGCATTAGCGACTCAACGCAGCGCGTAACTCAGAAAATCGAATCACCGCCTCCAAGTGCGATAGCGCCGTCTATCGGGGCTTCGTATTCGCAGGATCTGTGCAGCACGGGTGTGTCTGCCGCTCTGTCTTCTCAAATACTCGGACTGTCTGCCGGGCGTTCAGTGCGGGATACGAACTGTGAGCGAATTAAGTTGGGTAAAACACTCTACGATATGGGAATGAGGGTAGCTGCTGTATCTCTGATGTGTCAGGACTATCGGGTGTGGGCAAGCATGATGAGCGCAGGGACGCCCTGTCCATACGAGGGCAAGATAGGTGATGAGGCAAAGGCGTTATGGGACGCTAATCCTGACCGTATACCGAAACCAGACCGGAGAGCAAGGTGAGGCGTTTTAGCCTGCTCTGCTTGTTCCCAGGGCTTTGTTACGCTGATCTCGATCCTGCTGGAATGACCCAGGTCATGAACGGTGTTGATGATGGCTCTTACCACGTCCAATTAGGTCACGACTTTCCATACCTGGGCAAAGTATTTACTGACGCCTGGATGAGCACAAACGGTTTTATCCTGCTTTGGTCACCTACAAACGAAAATAATCTCGGCGTGCAAACAGCGCCCCAGTGGGGTCATTGCTGTGACGGGTACAACTTCAGCGCGGGCACACCAAACTACCTGGACGCAAGGGTCGGTCAGTTCAGTTATATGCTTGCTCCGCTTTGGACGGACTTAGACGATAATAATATTCGCCAGGGTGACGGTTACTATTATTCCACTGACGAAACCCAATCAAAATTTCTCTGGTACCAGGTTACAGAATACGCCCGGCCCAATTCTGTAAATACGTTTCAACTCAACATCGATAAAACAGGGGGTTTCGAGTATCTGTATCGAGATGTGGCGATTGACAGTCATCAAGCGTTCATCGGTTGGACGGGTGACACCGCTGCGGACCCGTATTGGCATACGCAACAATTCTATGGCGACAAATTTACAATGGACCCGGAAGCTACTGGGCAGTTGATTTCGAGCTATGGCGGGGACCTCGGCACGAATAATTACGATGATGGCACTTTTGGTTTAGTTGGCCAGGTAAGCACACTCAACCAGCCACAAAGTGGTGGTGGTGAAGAACAGGCTGCGCCTCCAACATTTGCAGAGCAGGCGGTGGATACTGTTTTTGGCGATTCGGCGGATGACTTTTTGTATTTGGATCAGCCAGACTCTATGGGCAGACCGAGAGCATTGACGCAATTGGCACCGCAGATTTATCAAGAGGCGCCGCAAGAACAAATGTTTGCAGGTCCAGATCCTTCTGAGCCGGCGAGACAGCAAGCAGAAATTACAGGTGAGCCACAGCCTGCAGAACAGGTCAGGGAGGCTCGACCGGTAGAGGTTGTCGAAGCACCGGCAGAGGTGGTCCAGGTCACTCGAGAGTCAAGACCTGAGTCTGCGCCAGAAAGGGTTGTCGTAACGTCAGAGCCTGTATCAACTCAGGCAGTAGAAACACAGGCAGTAGAAACACAGGTAGCACCTGTTGAGGTTGTTGCAGAAACAAGAGCAGAGCCCGCGGCAAAAAGTGTCAGTGCTGCTGCAAAGCCGGCAATAGATGTTATTGGCATTGCCATGAGTCTGACATCTCAGAGCTACCAGCCTCAAACGGTCATTGATTTTGATGATATGAGCACGGACCAGACTGTTACAGCAATGCAGCAGCAGATAGCCGAAGTGACTGTCACTCAAAATGATCAGCAAGAAGTAAACGGGCTCACCCAGGAGAGATTGGCTCCCCCAGCGCAAATACAGTTTGAAAACGACTTTAACGATGCCATAGCAACTGGGCAGAGCATCGGTCAGTTCCTTTCAGCCCAATTACCAGACTTCAGCCAATTTGATGTCGCTCCTCCGAGCCAACAGGAGCAACGCACAGTGCAACGAGCAGAGGCGCAACTGCAGACTATGAGTCAAGAGGACATGAATCAGAGCCTGGTTAACGAGCTCGAGGATTTGGCCGACTCCGGTGGGTTCCAGGATCAGAGCCTTGCGGTGTTTCTGATATCTAATAACCCGGCGTTCAATCAGTACCAGGACATCAATCTGACTGACAGAGAATTTTACACATCGCGACAGATGTATCCGAACAATGCGCCCAGGGTAGATCCCCGGGGACTGCTGCGTATAACCGGAACTGATGCCTACAACGAATTGGTGGAACTGCAGTGGCAGAGGTAGCTTTTGGCGATTTAAAAATATCAGGCGGCAAGATACTGTTGCTGGTGCCCTTTCTGGGCAGCATCGGCGCAGCAATGTGGGGCGGCTTCGAGCTCTACCAGCGCCTACTCACTGCAGAGAGAGCGGTCACCTCCTATGTGTCGCCAGATTTCTCAAACTACGATGAATCATTGGCGGTCATCACGACCAGGCTGGAAACAACGGAAACTCTAATATCGGCTGCAGAGCGTGCAGTTGATCAGCGTTTTGTTGAGCTCAGCAATCAGATAGATCGGCTACAGGTAGATAT